GACAGTCCAGCACCAAGCCGACGAGGACGCTGCACTTAAGTCCGACCCTTGCCCTTGCGCATTCTGCACCTGCGGCGACCCGGCAGCAGGGAAAGGAATCCGATGAGCAAGGCCCCCAAGACAGGCGACATCTACTGGTACAGCCTTGCCGACGGATCGTTCGGCACATGCAAGGCGTGTGAACTGGTCATCATCGACGTAGACGACCTCACGCCCGAGCAGTCGCAGCGCATCTACGCAGCAGACGTAGACGGGGACGAGCAGGAACTACGGGACGCGCTGACCGGAGTCATGTACGAGCAGACAGGATTCTTCGCGCGACGCGAAAGGAGCAAGGCATGAGCAACAAGGCATGGACGGTAGTGGAGTGCGAACCCAACCAGCGGGGCGCTGACGCCATCATCCGATCATACGGTGTCTTCGCCAGCGAGGACGAGGCCCTAGACTTCCTCGCAGAGATCCGAGACGACGACCCGGTAACGGGCAACGGATGGACTACGCTGGCAATACGAACATCATAGACCCCACGACGCGAAGGCGTGGTACGATTAACGCTAGAGGGACGGTCGGGTGTCCGTCCCGAGGCAGCAGGTGATCCCTTCCCCACCTCCGCCTCCCCCTCTCCGACACTTCGGTATCGGGGAGGGGTTCTCAACCTTTACAAAACCCGAACACACCACGCACCAGCAACGGTGTAAAGTAAGGCACGACACCACCGGCATACCGCACTGATGAGCGCCGGACGAAACACCCGCCACGATGGGGGTGTCTGCGGACAGGCTAGCCGGTACCGGCGAACCTCTCCCAAGGGAACCACGACCCGCTAACAACGGGGCTAAATGGAAAATCGGGTTTGTTAGGCCCGAGTAATCCTCCCGACGCACGTTCTCGGAGAGGCGCGGCTCCCCGGTAAATCCTCACAAAAGATTTACAAACACAGCCACAATCGTGTGGCACAGTAAGAACACACCACGAGGGAAGGAGAACACAATGGACGAGTACAAATGGGAAGCCGCGACGAAGGACGCACACGAGGCAGCAGCCGAGGCGTTCGCCTACTGCATCCGCAACGATGAGCCGACCGACTTCGGCGCTCGCCACGAAGCAGCCCACGAATGGGCAGGCGGATGCGCTTGGGTCATCTACACTGACGCATCTCGCGGCCTCTGGATGGACAGCGGGTACGTCCGCGACATGGAAGACGAGGCCGAGGAGCAGTGCGAACACCGACCCGGCATCGACACCTTGATTACGAGGTGCGTATACCTTGCACTGACAAAACGGTTCGAGGAAGGGTGGGAGTTTGCTCGCCTCACACACGACGAGTCCGAGGCGGCTGAGTAGCATGGCATTCGCACACCCACGAACCAGCACCGCACACTTCGTCGTCACCACCGACCTGTACACCGAGGTCGCGCACACCGACCAGTTAAGTGCAGACATCGAAGCACTAGAGAACATGATCTGCCAGCACAACGAAGCAATCGCCGGAAAGAAGGGGACATCCTTCACCGTCGGCGACATCAACATCGACCTGAAGGAAGTCTGATGGACACCAACCGATACATCCGAGAGCGCGACGACTTCGACGACATGCCCGACTTGGGCGACCCGTCGTACGTTGAGGCGCAGATCATCGAACGCATCACTCACACGAGTGACGAGGTGAACACCGTGAACTCCGTCGTCAAGACGATGGTCAATCACATGCTGACGCGCTGGGGTCTTGTGACGGACCAGCACCGCATCAGCGTAGACATCCGCGTAGACGCAGTGGACGAGTGCGTCACTTGGATTGACGGGAAGCGACAGCCCTTCGACCTCTTCGTCGTCGCGCTGAACACACCAAGCGACTCAGCCGTCGTGAACTTCCAGTCTCCCGCCATCATCGGATGCAACAGCATGGAAGTCCACGCTCCGGGCGGGTTCCGCATGACCATCGTCGGCCCCGACACAGGAGAAGAGTAGTGGCCACTACCATTCACTTAAGTGATTACGAATACGAGTGGGCAGCACACGTCGGCATCCGCCGCATGATCGCCCGCCAAGGCAGCAAGCCAGCCTCCCACTACTCCGAGAAGGCGCGACTAGAGGACGAGGTGAAGGCGACCATCGCCACCTGCTGCTGCGAGATGGCAGTGGCTAAGGTGACTAACCGGTACTGGGGTGGCCACGTCTGGGACGCGCGCGACCACGACAAGCACAGGAAGATCGCAGACGTTGGAGCCAACACCGAGGTGCGCCGCGTCCGGGTATCCGGCAAGGCATTCGCCGTCCGGTCGGGAGACGTAGACATGGACAGGCTCATGGTGGCAGCGTACGCAGAGGCACCCGACTATCGGACCGTCACCGTGTACGGATACATGAGCGCGAACGACGCTTGGATTCTCGGAGAGCCAGCATCATTCGACCCGGACCACACCCGCTACACACCGCTGGATGTCCTGAACCCGCTGTAATGGGAGAACGAATCTACAAAGCCGGGACACTCGTGTCCGTAGATAGGGTCAAGCCGCGCAACAAGTACAGCGGACGAGAACCGTACGGGAGTTTCTACCAACCAGACGACAAGCCCTACTACAAGGAAGGCAACGCTTGGCATAGCATCGTGGACCACAACCCGGCACACGGGTACGAACTTCCCAACGGTTCGTTTCTACCATTAGACTACTGGGATCTACTCAGCCTGACAATGGTCAAAGAACTAGGTAAGAACGAGGGCATGGTGATCGACCCTACGGATATGCGGTGGCGCAAACATCTACCGCCTCCACTTATGTGGATACAAAACCCATCGGGCCAGCGGCCCGCATGGAACAGGGAAACAATCATCAGGCACTTAGCGCGTAAAGAAGAAATCAAAAACAACCAGCACAAGAAGGTAAGAAATGATTGAGTACATTGACAGCCCCGACCTCCCCGACGCACCGCGCATCAAAGCGCTACGCGAACTACATGCAGACCTGCGCTCGCCACACCCGAGCCTCGTTGAGACAAAGCCCAAGGGGGGAACCAATCTTTCATACGTCGGCCACGCCGCCGTCACCGAGATGCTGCTCCGCCACGACCCGCTCTGGTACTGGACGCCCGTAGGCAGCGACGAGAACGGCACCCCCATCATCGACCGCAACGCCGACGGCAGGCCGACCGGCATGTGGATCAGGCTCAATATCTTCGACCACTCCCGCATCGGGTATGGCGGAGTGGAGCCGAACGAGCGCCGCTCCGACGGTGACCTCATCAAAGAGATCATCGGAGACGGCATCCGCAACGCAGCCATGCGGTTCGGCGTCGCGCTGAACCTCTGGAGCAAGAGCGACCTAGAGTCCGCAGCCCCCGAGCCGTCGCTCTCCGACGCCGTGCTGACGCAGGCTAAAGGCTGGAGCAAGACAAAGCGCGACAAGATCAAGCAGGTCCTAACGATCCGAGGGATCATCGACGAGAACGCGACCACGTTTGACCAGTTTGCCGAGCAGGTAGGCAAGCACCCCGAGGTGGCGCACGACATTGAGGCATGGGTCAAGGCTCAGGCAGCCGCACCCGAAGATACCCCCACCAGCAACGAAGCCAAGATCATCAAAGACCTAGAGGAGATCGCAACCAATGAGTAGCCTACCGAAGCAGGATGCCGTCGGCGTGGCGTTCGTGTCGCACAGCCAGATGAGCAAGTTTAAGATGTGTCCGAAGGCGTACGAGTTTCGCTACATCGAAGGCGTCCCAAGCATCATGCCGGGTAAGGTCATGCTGGGCAGCGCGTTCGACAAGGCAACAAACGCGATGAACCAAGCGAAGATGGATGGTGACCTGTCCTCCTCCCTTGACATGGGCATCGACGCTCTAGAAAAGTACATCGCTGATCCCGGCGAAGACTTCGACTACACCGACATCGCAGACGACGACCGCGTGAACGACAAGATGATCGAAGCGGCAACCGAGTACGCAAGCGGATACCTGACCCATGCCGAGCCGGTCGCAGTGCAGCAAGAGATCAACCACAAGATCAAAGACGACGTGGTGCTGACCGGGTACATCGACCTAGTGGAACTCTGCCGCAGCGAAAGCGAAACGGCAACGAACTACATGGTCACGGACATCAAGACCACCATCAAGAAGACGAGCGGCAAGTTCACCCACGCCAAGGCCACGATAGATGAGCAGTTAAGTGCATACTCTCTCGGCTTGGACATGGGCGAACCAGTCATCGCGCGCGGCTGGGTAGTCGCAGACGTAGGCAGGAAGACGCCCGGACGAATCGAAAGCGTCCACGTCATCGACAACAACCAAGCACAGACCAACGAGAACACAACCAACAACATCCTCGCCACCATCAGCCAGATGGAAGCAGCCTGCGAGACGGGACTGTTCCCACCCTACGGGCGGCTCAGCACATGGCTCTGCTCCGAGAAGTTCTGCGAGTTCTATGATCGCTGCGAGTACGGACGACGGGCGCAGACGACGACGCCAATCGGAGAGTTCTAACATGCTCGGCGAAGCATCCAGCGCCATCGCCACAGTCCTCGTCGGAGGATTCGTTATCCTTGTAGTAGGATATTTCGTGTTCGTCTTGCTCGCGGTCGCAGCACAGACGCTATGGTATGCGTGTACGGCGATCCCGTCAGCACTTATCAAAGCCAACAAAGAACGGAAGGAAAGCAAATGAACAGCGTATTCATTATCGGGAACCTCACGCGCGACCCGGAGCCGAACGGCGTAGCGATGAAGTTCAGCATCGCCCACAACAAGAAGTGGAAGGACAAGGCGGGAGAGGAGCAGGAGAAGACCAACTACATCCGCTGCGTAGCGTTCGGCAAGACAGGAGAGATCGCCTCCCAGTTCACAAAGGGAATGCGCGTCTGTATCGAAGGGGAACTTTCCTACTCGCAGTGGGAGAAGGACGGACAGAAGCGAGACAGCATTGAGGTGATCGCAAACCGCGTCTACTCGTTCGGCCCGCGCACCGGAGAGGACGGTGGCCGAGCCGCTGCGCCACAGTCCGCGCCCGCCGGAGACAGCGACATCCCGTTCTGAGATGCGCGCCGCACTCTCCTGCATAATCGTTGCCGCCACCGTTGGGTTACTCCCGGTGGCGGCAACAGCAGAAACGCGACCAGCACCACGGGCGGCACACCACGCAGACACTCCGCCAAAGCACTGGATAAAGACTGCACTTAAGATCGCAAAGTGCGAGCAGCCAAGCGGACGCAAGGGCGCATGGGCAGGCATCGCTTGGAAGAACGAAAAGAATTACAGTTTCCTCGGCGGAATGGGAATGACGCTTAGGAACTGGGACGACTTTAAGCGCAAGGGGCAGCCCGAGCGTATGAGTGACGCCACCCCGATGGAACAAATCTGGGCAGCGTGGCGTTTGTACAAGTGGGCAGAGGAAACATATCCCGGCTACGGATGGACGGCATGGGAGTGCAGCGAAAAGATTGGGTTCCGTGGATTCAACCGGAGCAACCAGTGGGAATAGACCTTGAACAACTCGTTGGTCTGGTCATAGTAGTAATCATCGCAATCGTATTGGACAAGAAGCCACAATGACAGAAGCCGTAGAGCAATGCGACTGCCCCATCTGCGTCACAGAGAGACTGTTCCCCGAACACGAGTCGCCCTCTGACCGCAACCCAATGATCGTCGGCATAGACGTAAGCACAAAGTACATCGCGCTAGGCATCCTGCCAGCGATGGGGAAACTAGACGACATCTCATCCTTCGGGTTCAGCATCGAATCAAAGAAGCAACCACAACGATGCTACGAAGTGGCAGAGAAACTAGGCGCACTGCTGGGCGTCATCGACCGCAGCGTAGACATCACGTCCGTAGCAATCGAAAGCCCCGTCGGGTTCGGCGGCAAACTGCTTCCCATCGTAGGAGCAGCGAGCGCAGCGACAGGCATGGCGACAGAGTGGTACACGCCGAGCCAGTGGCACAGCGTACTAGCCAAGGAACTGACCATCCCCGCAGGGAAAGCGCAACTCAAGGAACGAGTTCACCTAGCCCTAGAATCGTACTTGCCTATCTCGCCAGACTTCTGGGAATCCACCAACGAAGACTGTCGCGACGCACTCGGCATCGCACTAGCGCACCGCATCGAAACACTGCTAGCGGTAGGAGAACTGACCGACGAAGACCGCGACTGGCTGGCATCGCATGGATGAGTCGTACCGCAACAAGATCATCGGCGCTCTAGCGGACGAAGCGATAGAACGCGACAAGAAGAAGGGAATGATTATCGACAACCTTGCTGGCTTCCGTAAGTACAAGGTTACGAGAATCACCGCCCAAGCAAACGAAGATCCGAACTGGTTGATCCAGCAGGGCGACCGCATGTTCGGAGCCACACAAGCACCGCTGGGTTTCAGGACATGCGCGAGATGCAGCGCACCACTCCAGCCCCGAGTGTCTTTTGAGTACAACGGAAAGGACTACTGCGACCTAGGCTGCGCAGAAGGAACATCACTTAAGATGTCATACGATGATTTCAAGGCGAGCGTCAAGGCCAAGGGATTCGTAACGGGCAGGCGACTAGAGATCGTAGAAGGACAACTAGAACTAGGCGAAGAGTTCGTCGTCACTTACGAGGATGTTCTCCGCAACGAAGGGAAGGGGTACATCAAAAAAGTAGAACCAGTGGAGGTCGAAGATGAGTTCTGAAATCTGGGACGACATTGAGAAGCACATCGAAAGTTCGATTAGAGAAGTGGTGGAGTTCCACATCTGGGACATCCTGCGCCCCGCAACGCTACGCGAAGTTCTCAAGAAGCGGTACATCGTAGGCTCGCAAGAACACAACGGTGAGTGGCTGGACTGGCGCTGGGACACGTTCCACGAGAACATGCGCGAAGAGGCGTACGACATGGTGCTGTACCTAGCCATGAACAAAGCGCGCTACGACTTCGCCCGCAAGTACACCGACCCGGACGCATCGTGGAACGAAGCGAAGGTTGCCAACGCTGACGTAGCATCACGCGCTAACCTAGAGACATGGGAAAACCCAACCACACAGACGGGAACCGGAGAGTCCGAATGACTCCGCACAAGGACGGCAAGATCAGCACACCCAACTGCGTCTGCGAAGACGACTGCGAGTTCCCATGCTGGCAGCGAGTAGGGCTTACCCCTCCGTGCGAGTCTTGCGGTTGCGATGTAACCCGCGACTCTCCATACGGCGACGCGGCGTAGTATCAACACCATCGCCAATGTCTAGGCGAATCATTCGTTGCGCATCACGAAGCAACTCGTCCGCAACCCAAGGCTGATCGGCGCTAATCCTTTCGCGCGCACGAAGAATGACTTGATTCAACTTGCGCAGGTCGGCAGCCTCCACGCTATACGCGCGAAGACCAAGAACCCTGACCGCGCACATACCCAGCAGCAATAGCCACAATCAGGGTAATGGCGGAGGCGACATCCGTCGGCACATCAATACCGAGCAACCCGAGCGCCCACACCAGCACAATCGTAACGGCACCAGCAGCGGCAGCAGCAGAAATCTTAGGGTTAACGTTCATCAGATCATTACCTCATAGTTGACATCAGGACTAATTGTAGCGGCACCCGGAACGACAGTAGGACGGGTAAGGGTGGGGATGATCTTGATAACAGGGGGACCACTCGTAGCAGCGCCACGCTTGCGGAAACCCTTAGTCTCCTCCCAAGTATCGTGCGTCTCACCATAGTCACAGTTCGTCCAGCCCTGCTTGTACGTCCCAGTATGAGCGACGACGCGGAGCCACTCGCGTACACCAGACCGCTCAATCTGTAGCGACTGTAGCACTTGTGCTACGCGGTCATGCGAATGCCCACGAAGGATAACGTCAGCGTCAGTGTACGAGAGTTCCAGTTCCATCTGGTTCAACTTCGCACCACTGCGACGACCAGCCTGCCAACCATGCGCAGCGTCAATGACAGTCACAGCCTGAGCGCCACCAGCCTTGCTGGACTCGCGCTCCCACTCCACCCGGACGAACCCGCCATACCCGAGGTACTTCGACTGGATACCAAGCAGCGCACAAATCTCATTACCAATCTCACGATCAGTATGCTTACGCACCGTGCGCTCATGGTTCCCAGAAAGCCAAGCCCAAATCTTATCCTTCACCGGGTCAAACAGTTCGACAACGTGATCGACAGTCTCACTGATAACGCCACCCTCATGGTGCATCGCCTCAATGTATCGCTGGCTCCACATGCCAGCAGCGAAGCGCGGATCGCGATGCGTAATGCAATCACCCGAGTCGCCCATGAAAATGATACGAGCGTTAGGGTCAGCCGCAATCTTCTCAAGGTCGCG